CGTGTCCAATGGCATTGACATGATGTACTAGTGTCAATCGTCCACGCGCGTGGTAATGAGTATGAATAACAAACCTCAAGGGTCCGCCTCGTTCGCGCTCCCCCGGCTCCGCACTCACTCGGCCCTGAGCCTATCACCTGGTGTCAAGCAGTGTCAGTTTTGACATGATAAGTTAGGGACATGAGATCCACTGTGCCAGGCGTGTATTGGGCGCCGTCAACAGGCCGGTGGCGTGTGCACCTGCGGCGCGGACCGCACGCGGGAAGCTATGGCTACTTCGATGACCAGGACGAGGCCGAGCAAACCGCTGTGCTTGCGGTTGCGGGAAAGCTCGCACCGGGGGCCAACACCGCGGCGCGCTACGGCGGTGATCGCAGAACCCTTGCCACTGAGCGCAAGCCGTACACCGTGAGCGATTCGGCCAGCCAGCGCAGCGGGACCGGGGTGCGCGGTGTCAGCTTCAACCGGCAATCGGGCAAGTACCACGTACGGATCAAGGTCGAGGGGCGCTACTGCAGTTTCGGACTGCACAAGGACATCGGGGTCGCCGCGGAGATCGCGCGCCAGGTGTACGCCGGCGAGCGCAAGCCGGTGTCCCGCCCTGATCAGCCCAAACCCGCGAGATCGCGGACAGCACAGGTAGATCCGTTCGCCGACCCGCACCGCGACAAACGTGCGTACCGGCTGACCCAAGCCGCGATCGACACCGCCCGCACCGCTGCGAAAGGACGCACGAAATGACCCGTCCGCTCGAACATCAGACCGTTGCTGTGGTGGCCTTCGGGCTCGGCTCGATCAGCCAGATGCCACCGTCCAAACGCCAACCCGGAGCCTTGGCCACACTGGCCGAAGAACTGGACGCACGAGGCGTACTGCCGGACCTTTTGTCCGCTCTTGCAGACGGTCCACGCGAGTCGCTGATGATGGCGATCTCGATGGACAAATCACGCATGCGCCGCGGTGCGCGGGTGGGGTTCCACGCGACACCGTAGGCGAGGTGTGCGTCAGCACCGAGAACCTATGGCATTGTCATCGTCGGGATGGCTACCGCCGCCCCCACTGAAATACCTTCACACATAGGTAAATTCGCAGAATATACCTGCAGCTCAAGACCGATATTTCTTCGGGCTAGGTTGTTGACTCTACCCACGGTAATGGGTAATGTCAGTCCAGTCAGGCAGGGAACAAACCCACCGACGGAAGGAATGAACCTTATGTCTCAAGTCCTTTACGCCGCCAGCTATGAGCGCCATAGGCGCGTTGTTCAGCTGACACAGCGTGGACATACCGCCCCCTCGATCGCCACGGTTCTCGGCTGCACTATCCGCACCGTTCAGCGCCACCGCCACTCTGCTGGGCTCACCTCCGGCCACCACGCGGCGCCGTTCAGCACCGAGGAACGCGAGCGCGCCCTCGCACTGCTCAACGACGGCGCGAGCTACGCCGAAGTCGGCCGCACCCTAGGCCGTAGGTACCAGCAGATCGCCAAGACATTCCCCGGATACGGATGGACACAGGAGCAGACCGTCGTGTACCGCGAGGCGCTGCGTGCGTTCAATGCCATCGGCACCACGCCATTGGGTGTCTTCCGATGAGCGCCATCGTGATTCAGTTCCCCGGCGCCACAACGGGACCGGCACCGGACCTCGGCGCTCAAATTGACTTCACCACGTCGATGTTCCTGGAGCGCCAAGCACTCGACAAGGGCTGGGCCGTGCGCCGGCGCGATCCGCGATACTTCACCGCTGAGCGCACACGCGACGGCGAGACTACCCAGGTCGGCGTCTACATCCGCGACGGACAGCTGCGGTCGAGCCGCCAAACCGTCGTCGCGCGAACCGATGTCACCGACCAGGTGATCGGCTGGCTGGAGGACGGTGGCCGGTGATCATTCCCGACGAGAAGCTGATCTCGCCCGTCATCAGCGAAGAGGACATCTCCGGCCCCACGGGGTCTCTCAAAATCGTCAAGCTCACGGTCGTGTGCCCGCCCGGCAGTGCCGAGGTAAACCGCATCCGATGGACTTTGTGGATCCAGGGGTACACCGCCGACGCCTATGCCGCCTTCTGGTGCGACGGCCGCTGGAACCAGGTCTGGGAACTGCGCGACGTGGCGTGTGAGAAGAGCTCGATGGATCGCGACACGTTCGAGAAGGCCGAGGAATGGACCTACGTAATCGACCTGTTGGCCGACTACGTGTCGAACATCCTTCGTATCGAGCGAGGTGACCAATGAAGGCATCGCTGATCAAAGGAACGATCAAACTCACCGATGAGAATGAGCCCGAGGACGACGAGGCGCCAAGATGAGCGACCGCTGGGCGGTGGTGGTCCGCCAGAACGGCAAGCTGCTAGGCCGACTCACCCCGGAAGGCACTGCCACACGAAAGAACATCTTCGCCGCGATGTTCCCTCGGGAGCGCGCGGAACGAGTGGCCGCTGACATCACCGCTGGCGGTACGTTCACCGCCAAAGCAATCCCGTTCTGAAACAACCCGCTCCACCACAACGTCGGACTGAACCGACAAATCGAAGGGACCGAACCCTATGCCCGAGACGATGACTCCTGCCCAGCAGAAGATTGCCGAATCACTGAGCAAATCCCGCGAGAAGCGGGCCGCCCAGCGGAAAGCACGCGAAGCTGCCGAAGAGATCACCACACGCGAGAAGAAGTTCGAGCGCGCCAGGGCGATTGGCGAGAAGTACGCACCGAAGTTCGCGGGTACCAAGACGAGATACCAGCCGCCGCTGGCCAACTACACCATGGAAAGTGGCTGGATACCCGATCCGCGGGAACAGTCGGCCCCCAACTTCAACGACGGTCTGGCCTCGGTCGCCCTGCGGTGGAAAGGCACCCAGATCGTGATGGATCGATGGAAGCCCCCGAGGGCCGGCACCGTGATCGACAAGAGAATGCGAACCAAGTACGCCGCCTGCGCGGCACTGGGACTGAGCTATTGGTGCGATGGGTTCAACGGGGTCGTCGTCACGGTCGACGAATATCGACGGTTTGTCGCGATCGACATCGACCACAAACGCTCTGAGGTTCGCTTCGTCGGCACCACTCGGTCGTTCAGTTTCACGGTCGGCGACACCGATGCCACGCTCGACCTGCTCGCCTTCGATCCGGTGTCTGGACGTGAGCTCAATCCACGCCTGTCGCTCAACTACAGCGGCCCACTGCACGAGGCCGAAACACCCAAGGAGATCGACCGTCTCAGCGTGCAAACCGCAATCGCCGGCATCGCCCACGACACCTCGTACGTCACCGATCTCGATATCGCGGTCCTTCAACGCATCGTCGACAAGGCCAAGTACTTCAACGGTGCGCGCGACATTGTGCCGCTCGTCACCGCCGAGATTGAGCGGAGGGCAGCCGCATGAGCGAGCTATATGCCCAGATCGACACGGAAACCGGCGAGTTGGTGATGCCGATCAACCCTGACACCGGCCAGCAATACCGACTCTGCATTGATGCCGATTGCCCGAACTGTCAGTGGCCCGAGAGGTGGTTCGACGGGAAACAGTTCGGCTGCAACAAATGCGAGTACACCAGCACGGAGAGGAACGCCTGATGCCTAACGTCCCTGACCGCTCCCACTACGACCCGGTGCTCGACGCCTTCCTACACACCGGCGAGAAAGCGCGCCGCACTGTCGACGACCTACTGACACTGGTCGAGCCGGGTCTAGACATCGCGATCGACATCGAAACCCCCGGCCTGATCGATCAATTCACGATCAACTGCGTCACCGCGGCATGGGTCCATTACGACGGCCGCCAGGTGCACTCGGTGCTGCTGGATCCGCGGCGCAACCCCCACGACGCGCGTCAGGTCTTCAACATCACCCAGCACGCAGGACGGTTGATACTGCACAACAGCGCATTCGACTCCCCCGCTCTCGTTCACCACGGGCTGATGAAGCTGGAGGACGTCAACAAGGTGGTCGACACCGTGTTGTTGGCGCGTATGGCATTCCCAGACGTGATGGTGTCCAAGAAGCTCACTCCACTATCGATCAAGCACCTGGGTATGGGCGAGTTCGCAGGCGGAATGACTAAGGCGTTCAAGGCAGCCGGATTCAAATCCGAGCAGGCCGGATACGAGGGCATGGACATCGACTCCCCCATCTACCGCCAGGGCGCGATGGCCGACACCGTCGCCACACTGCGCCTAGAACCTGTGATGCGCGATCTGTGCCGGGACTGGCTGACCAGCCATCCGTTCGTGCAGTACGGAGCCACGCGTCGCGAGGAGGCCGACGAACTGATCGCGATCCAAGAGACTGTCCACCGAGTCATGTTGCGCCGCACCACTCGCGGTATCAACGTCGATCGCGAGGCCCTGAACCAGTACGCGGAGTCGGTAGACGCCGACCGCCAGATGTCTACCGCGCTGCTCGCCGAGCACGGCCTAGTGGGTGGCGCCAGCAAGGGCGGCAAGATCGTCGAATACATCCACGAGCGGGGCGAGCTACCACCCAACTGGCCACGCACCAAAGGCGGCAAGCTCAGCGCCGCGAAGGAATACCTGGGCGAGCTCGATCACCCGCTGGCCAACGCGCAGCGGTTGCTGTCCGATACCGACAAGATCCTCGGATACCTCAACAAGGCCGACTTCCAGGCACAGATGGCCGGACGCTGCTACCCGCAGGTCGGCATCCTGGGCGCCAGCGCGACAGGACGCATGGCAGCAAGCGATCCGCCCTATCAGCAGTTCTCGGCCAAAGCGCGGCCAATCTTCCTGTCCGACAATCCCGCAGCTGACGAGAACGTCGAGTGGTTCACCAACGCCAAGGGCAAGCAGGAGTCACGGTGCGTCGGGAGGGGACAACAGCTGTGGTCGATCGACTGGTCACAGATCGAGCCGGTGACCATGGGTCTGATGGCCAAGGACGATGTGTTCGTCGGGCCCTATGAGGCCGGGGACGACCTGTACGAACCGCTCATGCGGGCAGCCGGCATCGATCGAGACACCGCCAAGGTGAACCTACTGGCGACGATGTACGGACGTGGAATCCCCAGCCTGGCACGTGCTCTCAGGACCAGCGAGGAGAAGGCTGCGCAGATCCGGCGCCAGATGCTCGCAGCCATGCCCGCCAGCGCGCGGTGGATGACAAAGGTCCAGACCATTGCTGAGGACTACGGTCAGGTGGTCACCGCCGCCGGGCGCATCCTGCATGTACATACCAAGGGCAGCTACATCGCGGTGAACTACACCGTCCAAGGATCGGCGTACGACTTCCTGGCGCACGCCATCGTCGAGATGGAGCGGCGCGGGATGGGCGACCTGGTGGTGCTCGGGATGCACGACGAACTGGTCATCGACGCCACCGAGGAGGAGGCCATCGAGGTCGAGCAGATCATGCGCACACCACCGGAGTTCATCATCCGATGGGCCGAACGAACACCGGTGCTCCGCACCGATCGCGCACCAATGGGAAGGGCTTGGGCAAAGGTATGAGCGTGGTTAACCGATTCGACGGTCGCATTGCGATCGGCAAGAAGGGGTGGCAGACGAAGGTCACCCGCGACGAGGTACTCACTGAGTTGCTCAATCACCTGCACTCCGACCCGAAATGCGTGACGGTCGACTACGCCCCGGACAACGACCGGACCCACGTGGTCATCCACCGAGAGGTGTACGACGAGTTCGGGGAGCATCTCGATTGGGAACCTCTCTCATTCCTGATTCCGGGAAAGCCCACCGAGCTGCAGCCCCATCGGTGGGCCGAGGCATGAGCTTCCAGTGCACATGCGGCCACCCGGGAATCGGGTGCTACTGCTCATCTACCGCCGACCTCCGCATCGAGCACGGGAGAGTGACCCGCGTCGACGAGCAACCGGCCGTCGACCTGATCAATCACCCACCCCATTACAACCTGCACCCGAGCGGAATCGAGTGCATCGAAGTCACCAGGCTATGCACGTACACCTGTGGAAACGCAATCAAGTACGTCTGGCGCACCGACCTCAAAAACGGGAAGCAGGATCTAGAAAAGGCGATCTGGTATCTCGAAGATGCTGTCCGACACGCCGATCCGGTCTTCCTCCCCGGCAAGTACGCGGAGGCGCTCGACAAACTACATCGTGTGATGCAGTACGAATCCGACCACAACAGATTGGAGTTCTTCGGCGCGATGGCCATCGGCGCGAAGCACCGCGCCATCGAATCTGTGAGAAAGCTGCTCGCCGCCTGACGATCGCGTTATAAGCTCCCTCGCACCGGCTCTACCCCGAGACGACAAACCCCATCGTCTGAGCCGGTGCACAACTTCATACATCCCCCGACCTGTGAAAGGGCATTTCCCCTGATGCTCGGTTCTACTGCGCTATGCGCTGTCCTTGGCAGCGGTGTCGACAACACCGACCATGCCGCCGTCCGTTCCTTCCTCAACTCCGCGTGCGATGCGGGACTGTCTGTCCTGCTGGTCATTCCCGGTACCAAGCAACCGTTCGATGGCCGGACGCCGGCCAAACGCAAGACCGAGGACAAAGCCGCACAGGTGGCCGCCAAAGAGGCTGGCCGTCGTGACTGGTCCAAGGCCAAGAGCCCGTCCGGGTTGGCGCTGGCGACGTCCACGAAGACCGTCCTGACCCGCAAGGGCGGATACCTGGACCGGTACATCGAGGCGTTCGGCGCCGACTGCGCGGTCAACATCGCAGTCGAGGTCGGCGGCTCGCGCCTGGTGATCGTCGATTGCGACACCGACGCGCAGAAGCGCAGCTTTCTTGAGATCGCCACCGGTGACCCGGACTCACAGCTGCCCCCGACGGTCATCTCACCCGGAAGCAAGGACGCCGAAGGCAACTGGGTCCATGAGCCTGGCAACGGCCACTACTGGTTCACCGTCCCCGAAGACGTCGAGATGCCCACCAACATCGGCTCGCTCACGTGGGGCGGTACTGACGGGTTCGCCGTTCTGTGGGACCGCCGATACGTGCTTATCCCGCCAAGCACGCGTCCCGAGGGCGCGTACGAAATGGTGGGTCGCGACTACGAATGCCCCGCATGGCTGCTGGAGGTCATCAACGAGAAGTCCAGCGCCAGGGCCAGTCGCAGCGTCGAAAACGCCGTCGACACCGAGCTGTCAAGCTCGATCGATGAATGGGCCGAGACGATCTCATGGGACGACATCCTCGAACCCCTCGGGTGGACACCGACCGTTCGGCCGGACAGCAGTTGCGGCTGCCCCGTCTGGACGGCACCCGGTGAGCACAGCTCGCCCAAGTCAGCCACCGCGCACGACAGCGGATGCACATTGGGCCGGTACACCGAAACCAATGCACCGCTGCACATCTGGACTGACCATGACATCGAGCCCTTCGACGAGTACGTCAGCGAGTTCGGCACCAACACCCTCTCGAAGCTGCAGGCCGTTGCGTACACCTCCTACGAGGGCAGCGTCGGCAAGGCCATGGACGGCATCGGGATCAGCCCGGCAGTCCACGAGATCGAGCGCGAGACCGGCGTCAACACCAAGGACATCGGATCCGAGGAGGCCGGGCACGATCCGGGCGAAGAGATCACGTTGCCCCGTAGGACACCGGACGACATCCCGGTAGTCATCGATCCCGATGGAACCGTACAAACGCTCGTCGACTGGGTTCGTGGCGCACCCGAGATCGCCGAAGACGTCGATACCGCGACCAGCTGCGACACCTGCGGCGAGAAGCTGATTCACGGCTCGACGCACCGCGATTCGGACAACACGCTCATCCATACCAACAGCGAGGGTGACGTCCACGAAGCCGAGTCGCCGTTCGAGGACGGGGCCACCGCGGACCCCTCGGTCTTCGAGACCGACATCCAGGGCGTGCCGATGATCGCGCCGTTCTCGCACTGGCGCGACATGCCACCGCCGCAGTACGTCATCGACAAGCTCATCGAGCACGGCGGTCTGGCCAGCCTCATCGGCCCACCGGGCGTCGGTAAGTCCTCGGTGGCCCTGGACATGGCGTGCCACATCGCCGTCGGCAAGGCATGGCGCGGACGCAAGGTGCT